TCTGCTTCAGATTGTATCAGGGTTTTTATTTTTTCTTCCAAATCATTCACTTTTATGGCCTTTGTGGCCAAATCATTTTGATAACCATCTTTTTCTACACTTAATCCCTTTATTCTCTTACTAGATTTTTCCTCAATATTTCCCAAATGATTTTGTTGTAGTTTTTTATTACTTTCAAGAAGTCTATTTTCTACTGATAATTCAGATATTTCTGCACCCACAGTTTTGTAATTCTGTTTTAAGAGCAGATTCATAATTGAGAATATTTTAATATCTAAAATATCTTCTACAACTTCCCTACGATGACTTGTGGGGAGTTGCATAAATGGTATAAAACAAGAAGAGCCTAAAATAACTACCTGAGTAAATGACCTGTAGTTCAATTTCAATATTTGTTCTTCTAGGATTTTCTGGAAATCTTTGGAGTGGGCCTCTTGGTCTAGTTCCTTACCATTTCTCCAAATCTGGAATATGTTAGGTTTGATGCCACGAATGACTTTGAATTGGGTAGTACCAATTTGAAATTCAATTTCTACTTCACACTCTCGCTGGTTAATACTATTGACAAGTTGAGCTTTCCTAATCGGTCTATATGCTTTTCCAAACAGGACAAAACAGAGTGCATCAAGTATAGTACTCTTTCCTGAACCATTATCTCCGATTATTAATGTAGTAACAGATTTATCTAATCTCACAGTTGAAGCGATATTTCCTGTAGCAAGAAAGTTTTTCCACTTCACATATTTAAAATGTATCATATATCTATATCACCTGCTGAAACATATAAGGATTTAAGTTTTCCTTTTATTCTCTCTTTATCAAGATTAGTTTCTATATCATCAACATATCTATCCAAAAGAGATAAGGTGTCTTGAGCTTCTTTTACAATATTATCTGAAACAAAATCTACACTAAGATCTGAAAAATCTTCTATGACTTTCAAATCGTGTACTGATATATCATTGTAGAGTCTATCCAGAAATTTATCAAAAGCATAATAGTCATCTCTATTTTCTACAAACACTTTTACAAACTTTTGGTCATACTTTGATACCTCTAATTCATTGTAATTTGTAGTCTTATCATTGTAATGAATTTTCTCAAAGATGTTTCTTTCGTTTGGTATAAATTCTAACTCTCTGGTTGATGTATCAAACGTATGAAACCCTTTAGAGTCATTACAATCTGCCCATGTCATTTCATAGGGACATCCAAGATAATATATATGTCCATCAGTAGATCGCTTGTGGAAATGTCCAGACATCACCATATCGAATTTATTGAAAATGGTTTTACTAATACCAGTTTGACTCGTTATTCCTGAGTGCATTTCAAATCCCGATACTTCCAAATGTCCAAATGCTATTTGAACACCAGGCTCATTAATGATAGAATCAAATTGAGATTGATTCTCTTCAGTAAGCCATGGAATAAATGCCATGTCATAATCTCCTATAGTGACTATAGTTGGTTCTGAATAAACTCCTGACCTTTCTGGAAGGGTTAATTCATTATAACAATTCACTCAAGAGTATTCTTATAGTATATGTCATGGTTGCCCACTATAAAATGACAAGGTATGTTCAGTTCATCCAATCCTCTGATGAATCGTTCTCTAAAATCCTTTGCTATCTTATAATTAATATATTTTCTACGATCTAGACAATCGCCCATGTGTAGAAAAGTTGTGATCTCTGGATGACTCTTAACGTATGGGAAAAACTGATTCTCATAGAAGTCATAAAAGAATTCATTGAAAATAAGGCTATCTGACCTTGCACCGAAATGTGTATCGGTTAATATTGCAATTTTAGACAATTTTAAATACCAGCTACAGGTTCAGACATATCGCTGGCAGATTTCCTTGATATTTGCTCGCTATCAACAATATCCTCCAACCAGAAATCCATTCTTCCAGTTCCAGCTGGAGAATCTTCTATAGATTCTGCAATTAGATCTAATTCAGTTATGTGGAGTTTTTTAGTAAAGTCTCTAATCAAGCTATCAACTTGTTCAACATATTCTTCAAATTTCGTTTTCATTTAATTCTTCTTCTATAAAATGTTCAATCCCTTTTTTGGATCGTTTACGTTTAGGTTTATTAGGTAGTTCTTTCTCAGCGAGATTTTCTCGTAAGAATTCCATGTAGGTGTTTGCGTAAATATCGTCATCACCTTCCATGACATCATAAGTTTTTGTTGCTGTATTATCTATAATCTTCTGTTTAATGGCTGTTTGTTTCTTTTCCTTCGTTATTCTACGAATGAAAGCATAATAGATAATCTGTGTAAAATATGCAAATGGATTTCTAGATTTCTCTGGATTAAAATTCTTTGCATATCTAATACAATTTTCTATACCATCTCCTATCATTTCTTCACGATAGGTATAATTGATAAAATTGGGTCTGTACGATAAGTGGGTTGCAATTTTATAAAAACATTCTCCCATATATTCTGTAACTTTTGGTGGAAGATCATCAACTTCATCAGATTCTTCAATCTCTGTTTTCCACCTCTCCATTTCTGCAAAAAATAATTTATTATCAACATAATGTACTTTTTTTTCCTTTTCCATAATTTATTTTAGATTAATTTTGACTATCTCATAATCAAATTCTTCTTGATTATAGATACCAATACGTTTAACAAAATGTTTCATCGTATGGTTATTATTATTAAAGTTATCTGCAATATCATACAACTTTGCTCCGGCCTTACTTTCATGAATTCGTAAACCTCTACCTATTGATTGTAGGTTTCGGATACGACTTTGATAAGGACTAGCAAAGATAATGTTATGAAGATTCCTAATATTGATACCAGTACTGAAAACACCAAAACTGGCGACAACAATGGCATCTCGTTCTGTTTCAACGATTCTTCTGATTTTTTCTCTTGTTTCGGAGTCTGTTCCTCCAAACACAAAAAAAGTTTTCCTATTGACATCGGCTCTCTCCTTTATAAGATCGTGTAACAACTGTCCATGTTTGATTAACGAAAAAAGAACTAACGTGTTTCCTTTCAATTCAATGCATAAATTCCTAATCAGATTATTCCTCTGAGGATGCTCTGTTATGAATTTTATTTCTTTATTATAGTCTCTTATTATACACTCTTTTTTTGAATAAGTCAAGACAATTCCAATTATCTTCAAATCTGAAATTTGCTTACTATCCATAAGTTGTTTTGTGGTAGTAACCTTCTTGACAGAGCCAAACAGTCCTTCCAGTACTAAATGATGACTGTCTGCATCATCAAGTGTTCCTGTCAGACCAAACTTGTACTGACAGTCTGTGGTCTTATGCATTATAGTCTTGAGGGATTTAGCTGCAAAGGTATGTACTTCATCTCCGATGATTACCTTATACTTTTCAAAATGTTTCTTTGGGAGTTGATATATGGACTGCCAGGTGGATATATGGACAAGTTTTGGGGAAGTCTTGTCCTTTCCTGCATAGATTCTGTGACAGAACTTTTCAGAGTCCCATCCGTAATCTTGAAAATCAGTATACATTTGCTCCACTAATGAGGAACGTGGAACCAATAATAGTATGTGTGAATTGTCCAATATTTGTTGATAATATCGAATTAGTATGTAGATAACAAAACTTTTTCCACTAGCTGTAGGACTGACCAGTATACATCTTCCATTTCTAATAGAATGTTGTATTGCATCTAGCTGGTAATCTCTAATAGTCACAGTACTTTGTAAACCATCTATAAATGATTGTACTGTGCCTACATCAATTTCCAGAGGAGTTCTCACCCCACCACTAATAGTATATTTTTTTGCTGTAGCGAATTTGTAGATATATTCGGATAACCCAACGTAAATTTGGTTATTCCGTATGTCGAACAATCGAATCTTTCCATCCCAAAGCCTATTCTTGAAACTGGGCATGAACTTTGCCCCAGGCACTTCGAAACTGAAATATTCGTTTAATTCTTTTGTAATACTTCTTTCACATTCAATCTGAGAGTAAACATCATCTTTCTTGTGAATTATAATATCATATTCCAGCCTCGAATTTTCTCCACTCAATTGCATTTTTTATTTGAAAAGAACGATTACTAACTGATCTCACTATCTCCTGTAAATAATCAACTACAGATTCATAGTACTCAACCTTTCCTTTTAGTTCTCGATATTCTTTATCAGCCTCTATAAAAGTCTTTTGGTCATCTTTAGTGTTTAACTTCACATCAAACGACCCTTTTTCTTTGTAAATCTCTTCTGTTGCTTTACCTGTATAAAACACCCACTTATCCCTTTTAAGAACATTAAGTTCTCCTTGTGTCTTTTTTAAAAGAAGGGAATGCTCTGTTAAGAGCTGAAGATATTTGGAATGTAAGGAAGGTATTCGTAGGGATTCTATATCTAATTCAAGATCATTGATTTTAAGGTCTTTCCTGACCATATCTTGTATTTCAGTTAATTTCATAGTATTCTTAATATATTCACTTATAAACCTAGCATAGCTATAATACCATATAAAAACGCAAAAGTCAAGTCATTTAAAAAGTAGCCCAAACACTCTTAGCTATATTGTCACACAGCCTAATCAAGTGGACTCACTTTAATTAATTTTATGTTTAGGCTACTCAATAGTATTTATCAAGTTACAGTTTCAAACTCATAATAAAGATACCTAAAGGTTGCTGTAGCATGAAAATATTCTACATCTGTTAATTCTTGAGAATATTCTAGAGATGATAGAGATGTAGGAAACATATTTTTAAATTGAACATTTACTTTTGCCATATTTTTAGAATTATAAACAATCAATGTCGCATCTGAATATAAATTTGATTCTTCATAAGTAGATTTTGTTCTAGGATCAGCATCATCTGTACCAAATTGTCTAACAGCACCATCTCCTTTAGTCAATATGGTAGCCCATTGGTCATGACTAACTGGAGCACCAATACCTACCATCCAATCCCATAATTCTCTATAGTTCTGAAGTTCTTCATCTACAATAAAAGTTATATTCAATGTTTCAAAGGTAAGTTTATCTCCTGTAACAAATGTATCTAGCATAGGAGTAGGATATGATG